TTCGCTTTCACTCAAACGGCGACCAGTTCTACGACGGCTTTCTGCGGCCACTGCTTGCAGTGCTGCACCTTGCACAAGTTTTTGTTCGTCTGGTGAAAGTGTCTGTCCGGCTGCGCTTTTGGTCATGGCAGCTTTGGGTTTGGGATCTTGAATTTTGGCCAGGGCCTGTTTGGTCTTGGCTGGATCAACCGCAGCAGTGCCATCAGTGCTTGGAAATTCTTCACGAAGTTTCTTGGTCAGCACTTGTTCCATCATTACCAACTTTAAGTAGGCTGGGCTTTTTTCACTGCCATGATAGGAAGTGGTGGCACGGTGCTCGCTTATCAAGCTGCGTACTCGGCCCAACATGGCATGTGCATGGCGCTTGGAAATTGATTCAAAGGTAATGGTGTTACCAAAGTAACTTTCAAATACTTTAGCGATTTGTTTTGTTTGTGGCAGCACGGCCAGGTCTTGCAGTTTCATTGTCGAATCCTCGTTGTTGATAATATTTAGCCCAGTTGACACAAATGTCTAACCTATTTTCTATCTCTTTTTTCTGTATAATTTTACTTTCCAACTTGGTCAGTATAATTTCATGCTGATCAGCAGTTTTTGCTCGATCACCCAGTGCTGCTCTAGTGTTGATATCCACTGTTAAAAAATGTAGATTATTGTCTAGCTGTAGTATATCCCGGGCTGTGTTATACCGCGCAAACTTGTCGGCAATGCACCAGCTGAGTGCTGCTCGTGTGCTGTGAAAAAGTCCAACTTCAGTTAGAGAACAGTATACTCTGTAGCCTGCTGATTCTTTCACAATGCGATAACGCCCGAATACAGAGTATTCTCCAGCATCATTTTTCCAAAGACTGTTGGACTGTAGCGCAGCAAACTCAGTTTTAAACAAGCGTTCAAATTGTGTGTCTAGGGTCATTTGATGACGTATTGTGTCACAAGATAACCAATGGCTCCAACCAGTGTACCAATGACTCCTATACCCCAGTTGATCAGTTGATTATTGCGTTTTTCGGCCATGGACTGTACCATGTCGCGCACTTCGCAAATGATTTTTTCAAGTTGAGAAATTTTGGAATCCACATTGTCCAATCTTGATTCCAGCGCACTGTAGCGTTCTGCACACAGTTCCACATGTGCTTCTAAACTTTTCTTTTCAATATTGGTAGTATCCGCCATTTAAGTCTCCGTTGATCTATTTATGGAGATCGGCACAAACCAAATATTCTGAGCTGGGCCCTGTGTCACAATAACCGATGCCAATTCAGGTTTGTTATCCAGTTCGGTCAGCATGGGAACACCATCAGCATCGGCTCTCAGTATGCTGGTTGGATCAACATCGTCGCCGTATATGTTGTTGGATTCTGTTTCAAACTCAAACATCCATGCGCTGCGTGATGTATCTGCTATGGGTTCTTGCAGGCGAAACAGTTGTGTTCTCAGTCCAAGAATCTGTGTTACGGTTTCCCAGTTTCGTTGTTGATTTCTGGCACGGTTCCAGGATTCTGCATCGGTTATCATATTGCCTGCATTGTCGCGAAACGGAATCCTTGACGGTTTAAAATGTCCTGTAATTCCAGTGGCTGTTATGTCAAAGAAAGTTTGTATTGCATATTTCATTTGTTCTTTTTACTCAATTCATACAGCACTTCAACTTTACTGCACAGTTCATTGAGTGCTATATTGTTGTGTCTGGATTCAAATATTTCTGCCCAACGGCGCTTGTGTTCTAATTCATCTAGTTCTTGTTTTAGTTTGGGATCTTGATAATGCAGTGATCGATGCTGGGCACCGGGATGGCGTGCATACACTGTCCGGCCGCCATCTGGACTTTCAAATATTGTCACTTCAGTAATCTTGCTCACCATCATAATGAAGTATTTAACGCCAAAAGAAAACCCTGGGTTTTAATCCAGGGTTTTTGTATCAAAAACTAATTGCTTAGTTTGTGAATGTTGCTGTGGCTGCTGTAGTAACAGCGTAGCCAAGAGCGGCTGTCAATGCAGCATCTAGATCGCCGGCATTGGTGTAATCCCATGCACCAGTTGGGTATGTAGCCAAAGCCAATGTAGCTTGGTTAGAACCCACTGTTGTGAATTCATACATAGCGATTGTACACTTTGTCTGAATTGTTAACATAGCCAAGTTCAATGATGTGCCACTAACTGTAGCATTACCAGTGAAAGTGATTGTACCAAAGTCTAACTTTGGACCAGCCAAGTTAACTGTAGCAGCACTGGTTACGCTGTTCAATGGTGTTGGATAACCTGCACCTGGTGAAGATGCCACTGTTCCAGAATCCATGTTGGATACTGGTTGGTATGTGCCGTTCGTTGCTGTTGTGATATTTGCCATTTTAAAATCTCCTAAAGTATGTGGTCTTGGTTGACCTACTTTTATTTATGTATTTGGAGAAAAATTACCATTTAGGCTGCTTGTTCTGGGTTGTTTAGAGCACGGTTTCCAGCACTGAATCCAAATCTATTCACCAGTTTGGCGCGGCCTGCTGGTGTTGCTAGTACCCAGCCTTCCTGGCCTGGCTGCTGACGATCCAACTGTGTCAACATGTCAGTTTTGATGTCGTGCAACAACATGAACGCTGCAAACGCTGCGGTAATGCCGTCGGTGTTGGATCGTGGACTTTGTAGATATTCCACAATATTGTTGAATTTGCGCGGTGTCACATTGGCTTGCAACCAGTCACCAAAGCCATTCAGCAAGTTGTCGTAGTTGCTGGTGATTCTAGAATTAATGTAGCGTTTGCATAGCTGTGGCAAGTCGGTGATGCCGGCTGATCGTAGGTCAGCAGGCTTGAACAATCCATCAATGTCTTTGCCGTGAACAGAAATAATTTGACTCAGTTGCTTGACCAACTGAGTGTTGAGTTCAATATTTTGAATGTCTTTGACACTGGGTTCAATCAACAACAATCCCGGAACAGGATCCAATGCAATGTTTTTAATTGCAGTAGGCGAACTGTCAGGATCTTTGTATCTGGTATGAATTGCAACACCCACTTCGCTGGCAGCAATACGCTGGCCCAGCTGGCTACCAGCAGGTATCTTGTATTCAACAAAGTTTGGCCGAAACACAAATGCGCCAGCAACTTCTGGTGGAGTATTAGTGTACAACAGATCGCCTTGCACATAGCCGCGCATGTTTTCCGGAGTGGCAGCCCGTAACAGCGGAAATAACTTTTGATAAATAGCTACCAGTTCAGTTCTGTCACCTTTGCGCAAGGCCATTATTTGTTGAATATGCTCCGGTGATGTGGCCAGTCCGTCGTAGCCTTTGGCACTGAATCCGCTTTTGTCTGTGAGCACAAATGTGCCATCAGGCTTGCGGCCAAAAATGATAGCAGGCTTTCCGTCCCACTTGACAGTGGTAGTTGCTCTAGTGTTCTCAGCAGCATGTCGCATGATGTCCACTGCTTCACGAATACCCCGGGTTCCTTTTTCAAACACTAGATCTTCCAAGTGTTCAATTCTGGCATCCTTTGCACCTTCCACAATGACCTGCATGCCTTGATTCACAATGCGATCACGCAGGCGTGCAAGAAAATCCACTTCTGTATATCCAGTAACTGGAGGAAGATCTGTGCTTTCCATAAACGGCAAGCCTTCGCGTTCCATGTGCGCTCGAAAGTCTGCTATTTTAGCATCACGTTTGGGATCTCGTTCTAATGCTTTAAGTATATTTTCTACATTACGCAGGTCGGCACGAGTAGCACGAGGATTTAATAATATTTTAGCTACCTTGTCTGGATCATCAGTTATAAGCTGATTGGTAACACGATCCATGATACCATCATTTTGATTCACTTTATATCCCATGGTCTTGGCCATTGAGTTCATCATGACATTACGCTCACGACCTTTGTATTGGCTACCAAGTCCGCCGCTTAACACAAACTGACTCCATTTGGGTTTGCCTAAGAATGTAAAATCTGTTTGAACGTAGCCCTTGTCAGGACGACCGTTAATAGGAGTTTTAAAATGCACAATACTACCGGTCTTTTTAATATACTCCTCTGGCTTAAACCCGTGAGACTGGCACCATTGACTCAATCTGGCAACCATTTGATCTTTAGTGAATTGATTAGCATCAACGCCAAGATCCAAGTCACCACTGGAGTCTTTTTTGCCTGTGCTACCTAACCAACGTTCCGGATATCCTTGTGGATGACTTGCATCCGCAGTGTCGGGGTCCAATTCGCCATGCAAGTCAAGCCCGGTCAGTTCTTCCAACCAAGTAACTGTAGGATCAATATCAGTCTGATTGATGCGCTGAGTCAGAATGCGACCATTCTGATCTTTAAAAACATTGCCGCCTTCTTTTAATATCATTTTACTTTGAATCCTAGTGCTCTAATCATGTTGTCAATTGTGTTATTACCAGTTCTGTTTACAGTGTTTGTGCCACTTGCTTGTTGTAATGCCGTTCCAAGTTTGGTCAACATTGCACTATCAACACCATTCAACTTAAATAGGCCTTGCACATCTTCTTTAGAAAGGGATCCGCTGGCAGCGCCGGGCGCAGCAGCAGTAGTGCCAGGTGGAGCGCCACCAGTGGTTGCGTCTGGCGCAGTAACAGGATCTGGCAACTGCTGATCAACACCGGCTCTATTTTTTGAAGATATCAGTTGGGCGCCGGCCATTGCGGTCAATATGTAATCAGTGGCTGCGGCTGTTACATCTTGACCTGCTTCATATGCTTTTAAAACTTCAGCTTTTGCCTTGTCAAGTTCGGCTCTTAAACCGGATTGATATAGAATTTGGTTCAACCCGATCATCTGATAAGTGGTAGAATCTCTGATGGCAGTTTTTTGATTTACATATGCTAAAAACTTTTTGAGATACTCTGCTGTTGCTGTATTTTTAGGTGGTGCTGCGGTTGCTGGTGCTGCGGGTGGTGTTGCAGCGGCTGCGGGTGTTGCAGGTGCAGGTTTTGCTGCTCCGGGCACTGTAGGCTGGCCAGGCATGCCTGGCATCTTCATTACATTGGCAGCATTGAATCCCGGTGGTGTGCCTGATTTAGTTGGTGTTGTTGTTGCAGGTGCAGGTTTTGTTGCTCCGGGTGTTATTGCCCCAGGTGTTGCTGGTTGGCCAGGCATGCCGGGCATCTTCATTACATTGGCAGCATTGAATCCAGGTGGAGTACCGGGTTTAGTTGGTGTTGCAGGTGCAGGTTTCTTACCAGCCGGCTGCATGCCGGGCATCTTCATTACATTGGCAGCATTGAATCCTGGAGGAGCACCGGGTTTAGTTGGTGTTGTTGTTGCGGCAGCTGGGTTAGCAGTTGGATTTATTGCTGGGTTAGCAGTTGGATTTAATCTTGGATTAGCAGTTGGATTTATCGCTGGGTTAGCAGTTGGATTTAATCTTGGATTAGCAATTGGATTTAATCTTGGATCAACGGATGGATCAGCTGTTTTGACCGTCGGTGCAGTGCGCGAAGTTCTGGCTGCTATTGTTTGTTCTCTAGCTGCTCGTTGCTTTGCAACTTCTTCGGGACTTGCACCAGAAGCTGCAACTCTTGCATCGGCTGCATCTTGCTCTGCAGATGTTGGTGCAGCGTCGGTGTCTTCAGCAACAGGCAGTGGTGCTGCACCAGCAGCAGGTGCGGTCTTGGCTAGTGTTGCTGCTTCTTTGTTCCAGCCGGCTGCAAATTCCGCAGCAACTCTTTTCATGTCTGAGTTTTTTCTTACCGCGGCCAATTTGGCATCTTTGTCAAGAATTCCTGCGCTGGCTGCCTGTCCTTTAGTGACACCAACAGCATCACCAATGCCTCTTGCTATGTCCATAATGCCTTCGTCGGCGCGGCGTCTACGACTCAGTTCATGAATTTGCATCAGTTTTTCTCACAGTTCTGGTAAATTTGCCTGGGTCGCGCAGATTGATGGCATTGAGCAATTTGCGTTGCAAATTCTTAGCAGTTTCAGGCTCGTAAGTAGAGTCAATCTGCTCTAGCAGGCGTATGGCACTGGCAATGATGTTGGCAGCACGAGTCTCGATCACATGCCGAGAATCACGTGCCACATACATGCTGTCTAGTTCTTCTAATAAACTTCTAGTTTTCTTTTGCATAATAGCCCAGGACCTTTTTATTATTTAGCGGTTTGCTGTTCTAATTTAACCCAATTTTACCAGCAAAATAGTCCGCTAACGCAAGGTATCCTGCATCATTTGGATGTCCTGTAAATTTTTTGTAGGAATAACCATATTTCTGTTGCGTATCTGGATTAAAAAAATAAGATTGGCATACATCATGTAGATATTCTGGTTGTAGTTTTAAATTTGCAAAATGAATTGCTTTTAATGATTGTAGCTTGCGATCTAGATCGTTGATACCAATATTAAACTCTTCTACCGGTATATTTAAACTGTTAAAATTATTATCATTTTTATAATTTAATATCCATGCCAATTGTTCAGCGTAAGCAGATGGACGTAAACTTAGCCCAGACATAAACAATGGAATACCCAGGGCCTGTACACTGTGCATAAAATAAAAACTCAACATTATAGTGTTTTGCACATCATTCCAGGCATGCCAAAACTCAGTATAAATTTTGTCCAAAGGATCAGTAAATCCACTATTTGGCCATACCTGGTGCCATTTTCCTAACTTTAATATTTCAGTTCTCGAAGCAGGCGCTAATGGAAATATCACATAATCGTAATTAGAATCTCTACATAATTCTTCAATGCCAATTCTGACAGCACGTTGATTGCTGGAGCCACCTCTAGCAAGATTAACTACGTCAACTCCGTATTTTTGAGACATTTGTGCAGGCCATGATACTACTGCTGGATTTAGTCCATGTTCGTTACTTCCATGAGTCCAACTATCGCCCAACGTTAATATTCTCATGACTGTTTGATTTTTCCCAGCAACTGTTTCAATTTAGCACTTTGCACGTCTGC